CGCCCTGCATACATGGCACCTTCAGGAATTGATGTCAATGCCAACAGCGCAATCCGCATGTCAACAGTTTATGCTTGCGTACGCCTTCTCGGTGACACAATCAGCTCGCTACCACTTGGCGCATATGTTCGCCGTGGTCGCGCTCGCATTTCTTATGCAGCAGCATATGGTGAAACTCCATATTGGGTGAATACTCCAAACCCTGAAACATCACGAATTGAATTTTATGAGCAAGTGATTGCCTCACTTAACATCCACGGAAACGCCTTCATCTTGACCGTACGCGATGAAAACAACGAGGTTGTGGAACTTTATTGCCTCAACCCTGATGATGTCCGCATTCGCCGTCTACGCCCTAATGAACCCCTTGTGTACGAGGTGCAGACCCGTGATGAGGAAGGCGCATTCACACAAATTCTGACAAAGAATGAAATGCTGCACATCCCATTGTTTAGATTGCCCGGCTCGCACTATGGTCTCGGCCCAATCGCTGCTGCTCGTCTAACAATCGGCGCTGCTATGGCAGCCGATACTTATGCTGCTTCATACTTCGGCAATGCAGCCAACCCAGGCGGTGTGATTGAAGTTCCCGGCGAACTGACTGAAGATCAGGCACAAGATATTGGGCGCGATTGGAACATCACCCACACAGGCCCATATCGTGCAGGAAAGATTGGCGTGCTATCAGGTGGCGCTTCTTTCAAGCCATTAACTTTGAACGCCCAGGATGCACAGTTGCTCGACACACGCCGCTTCAATGTGGAAGATATTGCACGCTTGTTCCGCGTTCCGATCAGCCTCTTGGGTCATCCCGTTGCAGGTGCGATGTCATTTGCATCTGTTGAAGCACAGAATCTTTCCTTTGTTCAGCACTCCTTGCGCCCATTACTTGAGCGCCTTGAGCAAGCATTCAGCACTTTACTTCCTGAACCTGACGGATTCATCAAGTTCAACCTTGATGCACTCCTTCGTGGAACAACCCTTGAGCGCTATGAAGCCTACACAAAGGGCTTGCGTGAAGGTTTCTTGAGCCTGAACGATGTTCACGCAATGGAAGATATGGCACCAATTGCAGATGGTGACAATTATCGCGTGCCATTGCAGAACATTGATGCAGGTGATGCGAAGGATGTTGGTGTCAAGTTGCGTGCTGAGATCGTCACACAGCTCGTTCAAGTTGGCTATGACCCTGAAGAGGTATTGGCTGCGATTGGATTGCCACCTATGGCACACACAGGCGTTCCTTCAAGTCAGTTGCAACCTATTGCTCAAATTGACCCACTTGATCCTGCATCTGCTTATGATGTCCGCGAAGTTCGCAATGAGCAGCCACATATGGTTCTTCAAGTACCTGAACCAACTGTCAATGTTGCAGCACCGAATGTCACGATTGAACCTGCGATGGTCATGCTTGATTCACCACAGGTCAATGTCGAGGCACCGAATGTCACCGTTGATGCTCCAACTGTCAATGTGACAAACACAATTGAACGCACTCGTGTTCGCAAGAAGATTATCCGTGATGAAAACAACCTCATTGTTGAGGTCATTGAAGAGTTTGTTGAAGGGGATGAATAATGGCAACAGGTCTGAGTTCATATCTTGCAAACAAGTTTCTTGATGCAGTAGGCAACGCCACCGCCTATTCAGCCGCCAATGTATATGTAAAACTTCACACAGGCGATCCTGGCGCAAATGGCACAGGCAATCCTGCAACAGAGACAACTCGTCAATCAGTTTCCTTCGGAGCTGCATCAGGTGGCGGATTGACTTCAGATGCGAATGTCTCTTGGACAAACATTGCAGGTTCAGAGGATGCAACATTCTTCACCGCATGGGATAACGCGACAACAGGAAACTTCTTGTTCAGCGGTGCAATCACAGGCAACTCATACACGGCAGGTGACACCTTCACAATCCCAAGTGGGTCTCTGACAGTTTCTCTGACACTCGCGAGCTAACATGGCGCAGTTTGTCCTTAATACTTCCCAACTTGATGTTGATGTCTTAGGGCCGATTACATTTGCAACTGCAAATGCAACTCTTGGTTCTTTGGAAGCAAGTGCGACTGCACGAATTGACAACCTTGTTTCAGCAAGCGCACCTCTTGGTGGACTTGTAGCACAGGCAACAATTCCTCAACCTGAAACTGCCGTTGTTGGATCGTTCGGAATGCCGAACTTTGTTCAACCTAACTTTGTTCTCCCAACACCTGAACAAAAGATTCCAAGCGTGATTCTTGCAGGTGCTTCTGCATCATTGGGTGTTGTCAGAATAAATGCAGTTTCACAGATTGATTTCTCCGTACTCAATGACGATGCAGAAGTTCTGCTTCTGATTTAAGGATAAAAATGCCATATTTCATCTCAGATAAACAAAGCGATTGTGCAGGTTGGGCAACTGTCAAAGAAGAAACTGACGGCTCATACACGACAATTGGTTGCCATGATGACAAGCAAAGTGCAATTGATCAGATGGTTGCAGTATCAATCTCAGAGGATATGGAACCCGGCGGAGAAATAAACACTCGCGCAGTTGATTTGAGCGTTCCTTCTTTCATTCGTGAAAATGCTCAACGAGGTCTGAAATACCTTGAAGAAGGTTTTGGGGGAGATGGTTTAACTGATGCAACAAAGCGTGAAGCACGCGAAATGGCAGCAGGTCGAATCACCGAAAACAAAGTTCGCAAGATGGCACCCTGGTTCGCTCGCCATCAAGTAGATGGACAAGCACCAAAAAATAGCGATCCTTCAAACTCAGAATATCCCGGCGCAGGTCTTGTTGCTTGGTTGTTGTGGGGTGGAGATTCCAACTTTTCTGACAGGGCGCAAAATTGGGCGCAACGCAAGATTGATGCGCTCGATGCCGAATCCGATTCAAGGAGCAAAATGAAAAAAATTGAACGCCGTACTTTCACCGTGCGCGATGTTGAAGCACGGCAAGCCGAAGATGGCACAATGCGCCTTTCAGGGTATGCCGCCGTCTTTAACGACTCAAGCGTTCCACTTCCTTTCAAGGAAAGCATCGCACCCGGCGCATTTCGCAAGACATTGAGTGAAACACCTGATGTTCGATTACTCATAAACCACGAAGGATTGCCTATCGCCCGGACAAAGAATGGCACCTTGACTCTTACTGAAGATGATCGTGGTCTGTATATGGATGCAGAGATTGCAGATACATCAATCGGGCGCGACCTTTACAAGCTAGTTGAGCGCGGAGATGTTGACCAAATGTCATTTGCTTTCCGTGTGATTCGTCAGAAGTGGTCAGAGGATAGAAGCCGCCGAGTGCTTACAGAGGTTTCACTTGCAGATGGCGATGTTTCAGTTGTCACATACCCTGCTTACCCAACAACAAGTGTTGAGGCACGAGAGGCATTGAAGAGTGCCGTGTCTGCAATCAAAGAAGGTCGTGAAGTCACAGGCGAATCTTTGATAGTTTTGAAAACAATTTTTGATGACTTGAGTGAAGGTCACGAATACATCATGCGTGCCGTTGAAATGATGGCAATGCTCACAGGCGCCGAAGGTGAAATTGAAGAAGAAGATTCACGCGAGAATGTTGGCGATTTTGTTGAATGGGATTCAAGTGGCGGAGTTGCAAAAGGTCGCATTGAACACATCATGGAAGAAGGCGTTCTTGGTATTCCTGGAACAGAATTCAGCATCACCGCCGAAGAGGGCGATCCTGCCGTCTTGATTCGAGTGTATGAAGAATTTCGTGATGGATACCGACCAACAGAAACTTTGGTCGGACACAAGATGTCTGAACTTCGTTACATTGAGGAATTACCTGAAGCAACCGAAGAAGAAGGTCGGAAGATTTCTCTTCGCTTAGCACAAGCGATTGTCAATCGCACAAAATAAGTTTCTGTCAGCAATCTGACAGATCGAAGTCGGAGCGAGACTCACACCCTGAAAGCGCCGTGAGAAGCATCGCCACCACCTCACTTCCAAAACAACAAACTCACAAGGAGACCAAATGTCATACTTTGACAAAGTAGTTGAGCGCCGTGATGCAGTAAAGGCAGAAATGGATGCAGTTCTAGAAGCAGTTGCTTCAGAAGATCGCACCGACCTTACTGTTGAGGAAACCGAGAAGGTTGATGCTCTCGTAGAAGAGGCACGCTCACTAGATACAAAGATCGAAAAGCTGAAGGCACAAGCAGATGCAGATGCAAAGGCATCTGAGATTCGCTCTTCAGTTGCATCAGTTGCAACACCACGAGTTGGTGGAACAACAGTTACACGCGAATCACGCACATACTCAGAGCGTTCAGATTCTTCATTCTTCAAGGATGCATACAACGCACAATTCAAGTCAGACTTCACAGCACAGGATCGTCTTGCTCGCCACATGCGCGAAGAAGAGATTGAGCGCCGCGATGTTGGAACTGCACAGTTCGAAGGTCTTGTAATTCCTCAGTACCTCATTGACCTAGCAGCACCTCTTGCTCGTGCGGGCCGCCCATTCGCGGATTTCGCAACAAACAAGATGACACTTCCGCCAAGTGGAATGACCCTGAATATTTCCCGCATGACCACGGGAAGTTCAACGGCTGTACAAGTTACACAGAATGATGCAGTATCAGAGACAGATGTTGACGATACATTGCTAACTGTGAATGTTCGTACAATTGCCGGACAGCAAGACCTATCACGCCAAGCGATTGAGCGTGGAACAGGCATTGATGTTTTTGTTGCAGCAGACTTGATCAAGTCATGGCACACAACACTTGATTCACAGATTCTTAACGGTGCAGGTACAGCAGGCACAATCAAGGGCCTTCGTGCATCAGGCGGAAACGCAATCACATTCACATCAACAGCACCAACAGTTGGTCTTTTGTATCCAAAGCTCGCAGATGCGATCCAACAGATTCAGACAAACTCATTCACAAACCCAACACACTTCATCATGCACCCACGCCGCCTTGCATTCTTGCTTGCAGCAGTTGACAGCACAAACCGCCCATTGGTTGTGCCAGCCGCTAACGGCCCAATGAACGCATCAGGTGTTGGAGCAGGCCCTTCTTCATACGGAAACTCCGGCTATCAGATGATGGGTCTCCCAATCATTACTGATGCAAACATCGGAACAACTTATGGAACAACAACAAATCAGGATGAAATCTATGTTGTCAACGCAGGTGAATCTCACCTTTGGGAACAACCAGGATCACCATTCACACTTCGTTACGATGCAACAGGTGCAGGCAACTTGACAATCAAGACTGTCGTGTACGGATACGCTGCTTACACAGCAGAGCGTTATCCACTAGCAGCCTCAATCATCTCAGGAACCGGATTGAGCGCACCAACCTTCTAGTTTGAAGGTTCTTTAATAGTGTGAAGAGTGGGTAGGACTCCCCCGACTTACCCACTCTTCACTCCTAAGATTCGGGGGAATCAAATGAAAACAGGTCACAAAGTAACAATCGGGTCTTGCGACCCAGGAATGGTCAATGGCGCTTTTGCGTACAGACTCATTCAACTTTCAGGAGCTAGGAATTCAAAACTCGGCCCATTCGTGCGAGTCAAAGGTTCAGGGTTATTATCAAAGCAACGCAATCGTGTTGTGAAACAATTTTTAGAAATGACCGATTCCGATTGGTTGTTGATGCTTGACAGCGATGAGCAACTTTCAGTTGAAGCATTTGATGCTTTATGCGACACCGCCCACGACAAAGAACGCCCTGTTGTTGCAGGTCTAGTCTTTGCAGGTTTCGGTGTTCCTGGCAAAACTTATCCAAAACCCGTTCCTGCAATCTTTCAGGATTCACCACAAGGATTCTTGCCCTTGTATAAATATGACAAGAACTCAATTTTTGAAATAGATGCAGCAGGTACAGGTTGCCTGATGGTGCATCGAAGCGTGTTGGAAAAGATGCGTGAAGTTGCAGACCCAAATCAAGGCAAAGATTGGTGTTGGTTTTGGGATGGGCCTGTCAACGGAGAATGGATTGGTGAGGATTTACTTTTCTCACGAAGAATCAAATCACTTGGGTTCCCAATCCATGTGAACACATCAGTAATACTTCCCCACCAAAAGTCATTTTGGTTAGATGAGAGTCATCACGAAGCATGGAAAGACTGAAAAAACTTCTTCGCAGAAAGCCGAAAGAAACGGCAACGGCGGAGCCACAATTAGAACGAGCAATCCTGCCAAAAGCAGAAAAGAGGATAAAGCGTGGCAATCTATAACGGGTACTCCACACTTGCCGAGTTGAAGGCAGCATTGACAATCAGCGATGCAACCGATGATGCAGCTCTTGAAGCAGCCATCAATGCAACAAGTCGCATGATTGATGACTACACAGGGCGATTCTTTTACAAAGACGGAACAACACAAGCACCTGTTGCTCGCTATTACACCGCCCTTGATCCGTGGACAATGAATGTTGATGACATCACCACAATCACAGAGATTGCAACCGATGACAACTTCAATCAGACTTGGGACACCGTATGGGCAACAAGTGATTTCATGGTTGAACCCATCAACAACCCACGAAGAGGGTGGCCTTTCACACGAATCCTTGCAATAGGTCGTTATGTATGGCCTTACTATTTACCACAGGCTTGCAAAATCACAGGTGTGTGGGGTTGGAGCGCGGTGCCTTACGAGGTGCAATCTGCTTGCTTGATTCAATCCTCACGCATCTTTGTTCGCCGTCAGTCGCCTTTTGGAATCGCAGGAACACCTGAACTTGGAACTGTTCGCTTAACTTCACGCCTTGATCCTGATGTTGAGGCATTGCTTCGACCTTTCCGCAAGAACAATGGGTTGGCTAAGTAATGAACCCAAGTCAAGTTCGAGATGGTTTGAAAACAAGACTGCAAACAATTACAGGCTTGCGAGCGTATGATTTAATTCCCGACACGGTTGTTCCACCGTGCGCGGTAGTTGGACAATTAGATTTCACATTCGACATTGACAATGCTCGCGGTCTTGACCAAGCGCAGGTTGATGTCCTTGTGATTGTGCAACGCTTTTCAGAGCGTGCTGGACAGGACAAACTTGATGCATACCTTGCAGGTTCAGGTTCAACTTCCATAAAGGCAGCAATTGAAGGTGATCGCACTCTTGGGGGAACCGTCAACACTTTGCGAGTTACAGGTGCCGAAGCAGGTACTTATGATTCACAAGGAGTCACATTTCTTTCCTATCGTTACAGAATCACGATTTGGGGATAAGGAGAACCAATGGCATACACCGTCATCTCAGATCGAGAGGTCTGTGGCAAGAAGAAGGGTGAGTCAATCACCGACAAAGAACTTGTTGATGCAGGAGTGAGCGCACCCGCACTCATCGCTGCAAACCACATCAAGGCAAGCAATGCAGTATCACCATCCATCAAACCAGCAACAGAAGGAGTGACCAACTAATGGCACGCATCGTTCTTACAAACGCCTTCATCTCTGTTGGTGGAGTAGATTTGAGCGACCTAGTCAGCTCAGTCTCGCTCTCATCAACATTTGATGTCGTAGAAACAACAGCATTTTCATCATCAGCAACAAAGACTCGCGTGGCAGGTCTTGCAGACAATTCAATCACTCTTGAATTTCATCAGGATTACGCAACAGGCGAAGTTGAGCAGACAATTTATCCATTACTTGGAACAGTTGCAGCAGTAATTGTGAAGCCAAATGGCGGAACAACAAGCGCATTCAACCCTTCATATTCCTGCAACGCGGTGATCTCAGAGTGGACTCCGGTAAATGGTGCTGTGGGCGAGTTGGCCAGCGCATCTGTGTCCTGGCCTGTAAGCGGAGCAATCACTAAGGCGGTTGCATAATGGCAAGAATCGTTCTTACAAACGCATATGTCCTTTTTGGATCAACTGACATCTCAGACCATGTGAGTTCAATTTCACTCAGTTCAAGTTATGACATCGTTGAGACCACGGCGTTCGGGCAAACAGCAAAAACTCGTGTGGCAGGTCTTGCAGATAACTCTGTGACTCTTGAATTTCATCAGGATTATGCAACATCAAGCATTGAGCAGACAATTTATCCAACACTTGGAACAGCGGTCACAATTTCAGTCAAGCCTGTGAATGCTACAACGACTACAATCAATCCCCAGTACGGATTTTCGGCCGTTATCTCGGAGTGGACTCCGGTCAACGGTGCTGTGGGCGAGTTAAGTACGGCAAGTGTGTCCTGGCCTATCAGCGGCGCAATTACAAAAACAACAACTTGATTGAACTAGGGGGAAACAAATGGATGGATTAAGTATCAAAATCGTCACCAATGATGATGTGGAAAGAGTGTATTCACTTCGACCACGCATCATTGTTGACTTTGAGCAAAAATACAACAAGGGACTTGCAAAGCTAATTGGCGAAGAGCAGAAGTTGGAACATATCTACTTCCTTGCTTGGTTAGCCTTAAAGCACAACGGAAATATCATCAAGCCATTCGGCGGAGACTTCCTTGACACACTCAAAGAAGTTTCGTTGGTGGCAAACCCAAATTCCGAATCCACCGAGACAGCCTGACCTATTCCATAGCAGCAATTTCGGTGGAGACAGGTATTTCTCCGGTTGCATTACTTGATGCACCTGAAGGAATTCTTGAGTCAATAGTTATATACATGAAAGAACGAGCGAAGGCGCGGAGCAAGTAGTGGCGGAAATCAATTATCGAATTGAGATGCAAGGGTTAACCGAAAACATCATCGCCCTTGAACGCTTCGCGCCTGACCTCAAAAGAGAATTGAACAAAGAAATTCGTGGCATTCTTGCACCGATTGTTCTTGAGGCAAAAGGGTATCTTCCAAGCAATGACCAAATCCATCCTTCAGGGTGGCAAAAAGGCGGATTCAAACGCTTCAATGGCATCGGCCCATTAAGTCAAGAACAAACTCGTGGCTTCATTGCCTACGATGCCGAGCGAGCTAAGGCAGGAATCAAACAAACTGCTGCAACTTCTAAGAAAGACGGCAGCGGTTTCCGCAACACTTACGGAGTCATTCAGCGTGACCCAGGTGGAGCAATCTTTGAAACGGCAGGTCGAGGAAGTGCGGCATCTCGTTCACGCAGTAGGACAAGCCGATCACGCAATCCACAGGCTTCACAGCATTTCATTGGCGTGATTCAAAGAGAGCACGGCGCATTGCCAACTGCTCGTGGTGAAGGAAAAGATAAAGGTCGCGCAGTCATTCGTGCTGTTGATAACAACAGATACAAAGCATTGCAAGCAATTCGCGAGGCAGTTGATAAAGCCTCTGCAAAAGCACAGGCACGAGTTGATGCCGCAATCAGTCAAAGAGAGGTGTGAGTCGTGTCAATTGTCGAGCGCATAGTCACCGTCTATAATGACAAAGGTTCCAAGCAAGCTGTCAAAGACCTCAAAAAACTTGAAAAGAACTTTATTGATTCAGGAAAGAAAATTGGAAAAGCTTTTGGCGTTGCCACATTAGCCGTTGGCGCATTTGCAACAAAAATTGGTGTGGATGCCGTAAAAGGCGCAATGGAAGATCAAAAGCAACAAGCGGCATTGGCAACAGCTCTTCGCAACACAACAGGAGCAACCGATGAGGCTATTGCTGCAACGACTGCATACTTGGACAAACTTGAACTTCTTGTTGGTGTTGACAACAATGAATTGATTCCATCTCTCCAAATCTTAACTCAGGCAACACGAGATGTGACACAAGCACAAGCATTACAAAGCCTTGCACTAGATATTTCAGCCGGCACATCAAAAGATTTGACCTCTGTTTCTTTGGCACTTGCAAAGGCACTTGGCGGAAATGTCGGCGCACTTACAAAACTCGGTGTTCCACTTGATGCAAGTGCAGTTAAGGCAAAAGACCTAAATGCAATTTTGACATCTCTTGGTGAGACATTTGCAGGTCAGGCAGAAAAACGCGCTGAAACATTTGAATTTAGAATGATGAAGTTGCAGTTGGCATTTAATCAAATCATTGATCAAATTGGCTATGCACTCATCCCTGTCTTAGAAGAATTTGCACAATATGTTGTTCAAAATGTATTACCTGCAATCCAACAATGGGTTGATTCAAACAAAGATGAACTTGCAGCAGGTTTGAAGGATGTTGGCACAACTCTTGTCACAGTTGGCAAGGCGTTGGTTGGCTTCTTCAAAGTCATTGCCGACAACTTAGGTGTTGTCAAAGCATTTGCAGCAATCTTTGTCGGCGCAAAGTTGGCTTCAGGTATTTATGCCATTGTGACTGCCGTTGGTCTTTTACGAGCAGCCTTTGTCAAGCAAGCAGCAGCAGCAACCGCCGCCGGCACCGCGACAGCATTTGCCACAGGCGGTGCTTCGGCAATTGCAGCAGCAGCAGCGATTGGCGTATTCGTAGCAGCAGCAGGTGCGGCATATATCGGCATCAACAAGTTGACGGCAGCAACCGACAAGGGTGCAACATCTACTCAAGCATATAATTCACATTTGAAAGAATTGGGCAAAGTTGCAGAGCAGGTTGCAGCAGCCAACATCAAAAACACCAAGATCATCAACAACAACACAAAGGGCACCAAAGAACTCACCGCCGCTGAAAAGAAGGCGGCAGAGATGCGTGCGGCCATCAAGAAAGCGGGATTGGATGTCTTTGGCATCAAGTCTGTTTCAGACACCGACCCTGTTCAGCTCGAAGCAGCACGCCTGAATCTTCTCAAGCAAAATAATCTTGAAGAACTTCGCAAAATAGAAATCTTGATCAAGTCTGCCGAGGCGCAGATGAAGGTCAATCAGAATGCTCAAAAGTATGCAGATATTCTCGTTGCACTTGCAGACAATAAGATCAGCCCTGAAGAAATCGGCGTATTGGCAGCCAAATGGGGAATTTCGAATGCAGCAGTTACCAATTACCTTGCAACAATCTTCATCGTCAAAGATGCAAAGATTGATGACTCTGAAGTTGGACTCTTGGCAGCAGCATGGGGCATTTCCAAAGAAGCAGCACAGAAGTATCTCGATTTTTATGCAGCACTCAACGATGGCAAACTCAGCGATGAAGAGATCAAAAAACTTCAAGACAAGTGGGGATTGACCTATAAAGAAGTTCTGCAATATGCAGACTTTGTTGGAAAATTAGATGACTTCACACTTTCTGATGAAGAAATCAAAAAGTTATCTGATGCATGGGGTCTGACAAAAGACCAAGTTCTTGCCTATACCGAGCAAATTGGTATTCCTGTTTCATATTCAGGAACTCTCATCACACCAGCAGAGGCAGCAGAGGCAGGTTGGAACAAAGCCAACACAGCCCTCACCGCTTATATCACGCAGCTCAATACAGCGATCACACAATCGGCAGCAGCCAACGCCGCCGCCGTTGCCGCTTTTACAGAAACGCAAAAAGCGATTGACAATGCAAATCTTGCAAGTTCAAAATCGGCAACGGCAACGGAACAAGCAGCATCAGCGGTTGCAGCAGCAGATGCAGCAGCAGCCTATGCAGCAGCAGTTACAGAAGCAGCAGCAGCAGCACGCGCAGCAGCCGATGCAATGGCAGGTTTGACTGATGCTGAAAAGGCCGCAATTATTGCCGAAACAGAAGCAGCAACAGCAGTTGGTGCAGCGGCAGCAGCAGCAACCGATGCAGCGGCACAAGCAGCAGCCGATGCAGTAGCCGGTGCTATTGCAGCAGCAGCAGCGGATGCAGCAGCACAAGCAGCAGCAGATGCAGCAGATGCAGCAGGAGCAGGTTTAGGTGGCAAGGCTGGCGGCAGCGCAGCAGTTGGCGGTTCAGCAGGAGATCGTGTCAACCCAATTGGCGGCGATTTAATTGCTCTTGCAAGCGGCGGAATCGTTACATCGCCAACGATGGCATTGATCGGCGAAGCCGGGCCTGAAGCGGTTATCCCACTTTCACGCGGTGGCGGATTTGGTGGCGGAATCACGATCACAGTCAACAATGCAGGATCGGTGATTGCAGAGGCAGACCTAGTTTCAAGCATCCGCAACGCACTCCTTCAGGCTCAAAACAATGGCCAAGTGATCACAAAGTCATCGGTGGCAATCTGATGGCTTTGCCTATACTTGGAGTTTCAGTTGACTTTGCCAACGGCCCTGCCTTCGGCAATCCACTTATTCTTGATGATGAATCAACGCCACTTGGCGTTGGCATCCTGGCAGATAGCACATCTGATGTTGTAGATGTTTCAGACATTACACTCCGCGCTTCAATTCGTAGAGGTCGAAATCGTATCCTCAACAAGTTTGAGGCAGGAACAGCAACAGTTATCCTTGAAGATACCAACGGCGATTGGGTGCCAACAAACACCTCATCTCCCTATTACGGCAAACTTGTGCCTCTTCGCAAGATTCGCATTTGGGCAGATTACGACTCAGGATCAGGAATCGTTCGGTACTATCTTTACTCAGGGTATATCACGAGCTATGACACAAACTTTCAACTCGGACTTGAAAACATTTCAAGCGTAACCTTGCAATGCGTGGATGCATTCCGTCTTTTCTCCAATGTTGCCATCTCAACGGTGGCAGGAACATCGGCGGGGCAGACAACAGGGGCACGCATGGAGAATCTTCTTGATGTGCCAGCGTTCCCAACTTCAATGCGCGTGATTGATACAGGTGACAGTACCGTTCAGGCAGACCCCGGCACCGAGCGTGACTTGCTCAATGCTTTGCAGACAATTGAAAACAGCGAGTTCGGTGGGTTCTATATTGACCCCGAAGGCAACGCCACATTCCTTTCACGCGATACGGTGGCGCAAAAGGCAGATGGAACTGCCACAGATTTTGCAGATGACGGCACGGGAATCTCATATCAGGCCATTGACTTTGCCTACGATGACACCCTGATCTTCAATGATGTGACTGTCAACCGCGTGGGTGGTACCGCGCAGACGGTGCAGGATACAAGCAGCATTGAGACATTCTTCATTCACTCAGGAAAGCGTGAAGGTTTGTTGATTGAGACAGATGCAGAGTCTTTAGATCAGGCAACGATGATTCTTCAATCACGCAAAGATGCAGTTTTCCGCATTGACTCTATTGGGCTGAACTTGGCAGATGATGCCGAAACCGCCCGAATCGTTGCAGGGTTAAGTTTAGACATCTTTGACTTGGTGGACATTACAAAATCCACTCCCGGTGCGGGAAGTGTTACCCTTGAACTATTCGTTCAGGGCATTCAACATGACATCACAACCAATACTTGGGGAACAAAATTGTTCACAGCGGAGCCTATAATTCAGGCATTCATCTTGGACTCGGCAACACAAGGAACTTTGGATGGCGCAAACTCTGTGCTTTCCTACTGATTAAGGAGCAACAATGGCAGGATCAGGATACAAGTTATTCAACACAGGCGATGTTCTAACAGCCGCACAGGTGAATACTTATTTGATGCAACAGAGCGTGATGGTGTTTGCAAACTCAGCAGCTCGAACAACAGCCCTGTCAGGCGTGCTTGCTGAAGGAATGCTTTCATATCTTCAAGACACAAACGCAGTTGAGAAGTATGACGGATCATCATGGGGCGCAATTGGCGCAGGAGATATTGAAGGAGTAACGGCAGGAACAGGTTTGTCAGGTGGCGGAACATCAGGCACCGTGACACTTTCCATCGCATCTTCACAGTCAGATTTGGTCATCAAGGGATTTGAAGAAGATGTCAATGTTGTTGCAAGTGCTGCAACAGGCACAATCAACTTTGATGTTGCAACTGCATCGGTGTGGTATTACACGACCAATGCCACCGCAAACCACACCTTGAATTTCCGTTATGACGGTTCAAACACTCTCAGCTCAAAATTGGCAGTCGGCGATGCGATCACCCTTGTATGGCTCAACACCAACGGTGCAACCGCGTATTATCCAAATGTGATTCAGATTGATGGAAGCGCGGTCACCCCGAAGGTACCGGCAGCGATAACAGCAGGAAACGCATCTTCAATTGATTCATATGTGTTCACAATTATTAAGACAGCAGCAACTCCAACATATACAGTTCTTGAAACACAAACGAAATTTGCATAAGGGGGATTGATGTCACCAATTATTTCAACATTGGCAAACGCCTCTGCGCGTGGGTATCGTAGCTTTGCAGCGGCTTTAGTTTCTTACATAGCAGTTTCTCATACAGGCGGGTCTAATGTTTCGGCATATCCTTGGTTGCCAGGCTTTGGAACTAAATATGCAAACCCAGCAACAGCGCCCACAGGTACAGGATTGAACCTCACTTTTAAGCCTCAAGGTGATGCAATTGCTGTTGCTCATGCTGCTCCACCTGCCGTGAGCGCATATCCTTGGTCACCAGGTTTTGGAACTAAATATGCAGACCCAGCAACATTACCGACAGGCACAGGTTGGAGTGTTAAGTTTAGACCTCAAGGTGATGCAATTGCAGTTTCTAGTGCAACAAGTCCTTATGTTGCAGGGTATCCTTGGTCATCAGGTTTTGGAACTAAATACGCAAACCCTGCAACGCTGCCTGGCAATGTCGGTTATGATTTAGCATTTAAGCCTCAAGGTGATGCAATTGCTGTTGCTCACTATATTTCTCCCAATATCACCGCATATCCTTGGTCATCAGGTTTTGGAACTAAATATGCAAACCCTGCAACGCTACCTGCTGGAACAGGTTGGGGTGTTAGTTTTAGTCCTTCGGGTAATGCGATTGCTGTTGGACACGCAAGTTCTCCTTATCTCACCGCATATCCTTGGTCATCAGGTTTTGGAACTAAGTATGCAAACCCAGCAACAATACCTGCCGGGGAAGGCAAACGAGTCGCATTCAAACCTCAAGGTGATGTCATTGCTGTTGCACACGCAAATTCTCCTTACCTAACCGCATACCCTTGGTCATCAGGCTTCGGAACTAAATACGCAAACCCAGCAACATTGCCGACAGGTACGGGTTGGGGTGTTAACTTCAGCCCTTCAGGTGAGGCAATCGCGGTTGCTCATGGAACTACTCCATTTGTCACGGCTTATCCTTGGTCATCAGGCTTTGGAACTAAATATGCAAACCCGGCAACGCTGCCTTCAAATAATGGATATGGCGTTGCTTTCATCTAACTAAAAGGAGCAAGACAAATGACAGAACAAACACAGGTGACACCTCTACAAGCAAGAATTGCTGAAGTGGCACAATACGAGGCAAATATCGCCCTGTATGAAAGCATCTTGCAAACTTTGCCGACAGAGTGGCCTGAAAGATTATTGGAACACCGAGGTTCAAAGAATCAGCACGACAGCATTGCAGGTGTTGAAAGCGCCGATGTTGAACTGTTGTCAAAACTTTGGTACGCAGATGAGTGTTCTAAAGCTATCAAGACAGAAACCTTGGAAATGATCAAATCAAAAGCAATTTTGAATGTGTTGCAGTCTTAAACAAAATCTTTGATCCCATTGGGGAAGATAAAATCTAAGGCGTGACCATATTTTTTGTGTACATATTCGGACAGGATAGATGTATCAGTTTTGCTCGCATCTATCTTGGGCCGTATTTTGTGCATATTAGGAATGCCAAAAATTTTGCTTTCATTAGGCATTAGAGTCCAACTTAGATTTTCAAACTTGTGTTGGAATGCAGGTATATCAAGGAATTCATAAATGGCTTGAATGACTTTTTCAGGTTTTGATATTAGGTCAGCATAAGCAACAAAATGAAATTTGCCTTGATGTCTTGGATCAAGCGATGATGCCAATGAATAAATGTTGTTTTCAATATGATGATTGGCAGCCATCATTGCATCACAACGAGCATCATTTTGTGGCCTGAATTGACTCACAGGATAATCGGGAACAAATTTATCAATGAAGTTGTCAGGGTTTTTATCAGCCAAATGCACAAAAGATGCAAGGACTTCAAGAATTGGTCTAACAGGACAAATGATTTTGACCTTATCGGCAAAGAGTTCTGCAACCTCTATGTTCTCAGCAGTTCCCCAATTGCGATTCTTGTCAATTATGTATGGCTTATCAATGTGTTCATAGAAGGCATGAGGCAACTTTGCCATGATGTTTTGATAACCTTCAGGGGCAAACCCTGCGTGATAAGACTCTGAAACCTGCGAAGTCTTGTAAAGTGAAAGAATCAAAAAACTTGTGTCAGCCGAAGGTGTGACATAAATATCAGGATTTTGATTTAAGATTGCAGAAAGTAGGGTGCTTCCTGACCGTGGGAGTCCTGCCATAAAAAAGAAAGTTTTATCCATATTTTGATTTTAACAGCCAACACCCCCACAAATCAAGGAGCAACATGCGAACTTCCCAAGTGACGGTTACAACCTCACCAACAAAGATCGTTGGAACAGGCAACATCATTCGTGAAGTTCACATTCACAATGTTCATGGAGACATCTACATCGGCGGAGATAACACAGTCAGCACCACAAATGGTGTCCTTGTTGAAACAAAGGCACACGATGTGATGCACCTACCTGCAACGGCTGAGGTGTGGGCGGTAACGCCAGCCAACACCGCCGTTGTTTATGTTTTGGAAGTCAATCAATGACGGCACAAGATTGGGCTGCTCTCGCCGTTGCGCTCATCACCATTGTTGGAGCATTTGCAACAGCGGTGCGATGGTTGGTCAAGCATTACTTGGCAGAGTTGAAGCCAAATTCAGGATCAAGTTTGAAAGATTCCGTTGCACGATTGGAGCGACAAGTTGAAGAGATATATCGCATTCTTCTTACTCGCTCTGACTCTTAGCGGTTGCAGTTATCAAGGTTGGGTTCGCTACCCATGCCAAGAGTTTGAAAATTGGGGAAAACCCGAATGCAACAAACCGCAATGCGAAATCACAGGAACCTGCACCTCTGACCTACTTCCGGAGATATTCGATGAAACGCCGTGACAGATACACACCCGAAGAATTACACGCTCGCCTGATTGTTTCCATTGGCATCATCTTGGCAATCGTCTTTGCAGGATCGGTTTTCTCACTCCTGTGGGCGCTTGTATTTGTAACGCAACCAATGAAGCAAGCACCCAACGATGCAGCCTTCATTGATCTCGTGGCAACATTGACGGTATTTCTCACAGGAACTTTGGCAGGGATTGTCTCTGCAAATGGATTGAAGTCAAAACCAAAACAAGGGGAACAAAATGTCAGCACAACTTAAAGCATTTCTTGATGTAGCTCGTGGCGAAGAGGGTTTTATTGAAGGCCCTGCCGATAATCAAACTCACTATCAAAAGGCAAACCAACCTTGGTGTGGAGCCTTTGTCAATTGGGTGGCAAAGCAAGCAGGGGTGAAGATTCCCAACTGCACCTTTACCCCGTCAGGGGCAGAGGCGTTCCAAGCCAAGGGCAAGTGGCAAGATGCCGAAAGCGCCACGCCCGCGCCAGGTGACATCGTGTTCTTTGATTTCCCATCAGATAATCTTGACCGGATTTCTCATGTTGGCATCGTCTTGCAGGTTCGAGATGATGGAACTGTCGTGACAATCGAGGGCAACACGGCACCTGATAAGAAGGGCGATCAACGCAACGGTGGGCAAGTATGCCGTAAGGTTCGCGCCTATAAGAAGAAAAATCGTGGGAAATTACAACCATCCTTGCCCGTGTTCATCGTTGGATTCGGCAAGCCTACTTTTAAGGAGTAAAGATGTTTGATGCAGTCAAAATTCAAGCAATTGTTATGACCTACCTTCGGGCAGGTGCAGCGGCAGTTTTAGCTCTCTATCTTGCAAACCCAAATCAGCCTTTGAAGAACTACCTTTTTGCAGGTGTGGCAGCAGTTGCCGGCCCTGTAATGAAGGCACTTGATCCAAAGGCAACAGAATTTGGCAAAGGTAGCAAGTAAAAAATGAACCGGGGGGAAATCTTAGATGAGGCCAAGCGCCTCACACATACTGATCGTCAAAAAAACTATGGATCACCGTATGTAAATCACAAGCGCATCGCCGACCTGTGGAGTGTGTATCTTGAAACCGAGATAACACCTTCACAGGTCGCTTTGTGTTTATGCCTTGTCAAAATAGCTCGATTGATTGAGACACCTGACCACGAGGATTCATTTGTAGACTTGGCAGCATATGCCGCAATAGCAGGGGAGATTGAATCACAATGGAAATGATCACACTTGTTCCAACCCGTGGCAGACCACAAAATGCCGTTGAATTACTTGCTGCTCACGATGACCTGTCATCTGCATCACAGTTGCTTTTTATTGTTGATTATGACGATCCCAAGGGTGATGAATATGTCTTTGAATTAGGCGATGACTATGTAATCACCTGCAATAATGAGTCACGCGGTATGGCAAAGCCACTCAATTATGTGGCGCACAAATATGCCGACAAATACAAGTATTTCGCCTTCTTGGGCGATGACCACCGCCCACGCACCGCCGATTGGGATGCAAAACTGATCGAGGCGTTGCAACAGGCACCGTCACTTGCCTACGGCAATGATCTACTTCAAGGCAAGCGCCTTCCAACGATGGTTGCGATGACATCAGATATTGTCAGCGCCCTTCAAGGAATGGTGCCGCCGAATATGAAGCATCTCTACCTTGACAACTTTTGGAAGAAATTGGGCGAGGATTTAGGCTCTCTGCATTATCTTGATGATGTCATTGTTGAGCATATGCATCCCGTGGCAGGAAAGGCAGCGTGGGATGAAGGGTATGTGGCAGTCAATGCACAAGAAGTTTATTCTGCCGATGCTCTTGCGTACAAGAATTACATTGAATCCGAAGCCTATGAAGTCTTGCTGAAGAAACTGCGCCGATGAAACAGGCAATTGCATTCTCACTTTATGGGTCAGATTTGCGGTACTCGGTTGGTGCAATCAAGAACGCCATCATCGCCCAACAGATTTTGGATGATGAATACGAGTTGGTCTTTTTCGTAGGGGCATCGGTTCCACCCTGGGTGATTTCAACCTTGAATCTGTTCAGCAATGTGCGAATCATTCAAACAGATGCACCCGAAGATCACACCGCCAAGTTGTGGCGCTTTCTTGCTTGTGAGCTAGATTACGACATCGTTGCCTTCCGCGATGCCGATGCTCGCCTGTCTTTGCGTGAGTTGAACGCCCACGAGCAGTTCCTTGAGTCAGGTCTTGATGCTCACATCATGAAAGACCACCCAACGGGTCACAATTACCCCATCAATGCAGGTATGTTCACAGTTCGGTGCGCCTTATTTAAGGACATCCGTGCCCTGATTGAGTCGGTTGAGATTTCAGACTATTACACCCAAGATCAAGACTTCTTGCGAAATATGATTTACCCAAGAATCCAATTTTCCTGCTTTGTCCATGACGAGTTCTATGACACCCAAGTTGAGGGCAAGTCAGTTCGCAAGCCTTACCTGCTCGACCCTGCCAACCCCATCAGTCACATTGGCGCAGCCCTTGATGAGAATGATAAGTTCATCTTTGCTGTGGATCAACAAAAGTCTGTCTTGTTGACGGGTGCTGATAGATACGAATATGAATGGGAGATGGAATGAAAATTCTTATCACAGGTGATGCAGGATTTGTCGGGCGTGCTTTTCACCGCGCACTTGATGGCAAGAATCACGAGATTACAGGCATTGATTTGGTCAATGGCAAAGAGGTTCGACACTTCTTTGCAACAGATTCGACTCAGTTTGATGTGGTGATTCATCTCGCGGCAATTGTCGGTGGGCGAATGACCATTGAGGGAAACCCATTGTCAGTTGCCTCTGACCTTGCCATTGATGCAGACATGTTCCAATGGGCACTCCGTACTCGCCCGAAGCACATTGTCTATTTCTCCTCATCTGCTGCATATCCAATCTTCTTGCAGAAACTTGCCTACCAACAAAAACTGCGTGAAATTGACATCAATCTTGAACACATCCGAACACCTGACTTCACCTATGGTTGGGCAAAGTTATCGGGTGAAATGCTCGCCTCTTATGCAAGAGCTGAAGGTTTGCGAGTAAGTGTTCTTCGACCATTTAGCGGATACGGTTCAGATCAAGCACTTGACTACCCATTCCCATCCTTTATTGAACGAGCAAAGCGCAAGGCAGACCCATTTGAAGTGTGGGGCGCAGGAACTCAGGTTCGCGATTTTGTTCACATTGATGATGTGGTTCAGGCAACCTTTGCAGCCGTGACCAACAATGTTTCCACCATGAACATCTGTTCAGGCAGACCAACCTCATTCATTGAGTTGGCAGAGATGGTGATGTTGCAAGCAGGTTATCTTGCACCTATAAAGACCAATCTTGATGCACCTGTGGGTGTTGAATACCGAGTGGGCGATCCATCTCGGATGTTGGCAGTTTATGAACCAAAAATCTCCCTCGAAGAAGGCATTGCTCGCGCACTTGCCTCATAAAGAAATCCCCTTCACCATTGGTCGGTCATGGTGAAGGGGATTTCTTTGTCATTTTCACAGAATGTCTGATGGGTATTTGATTCCTTTCAGTTCCTTCTTGATGTGATGATTGATTGCAAGTGCGATGAAGATTTTTGGAACTTCAACTTCAGCTTTTGATCGCTTGGGCAGTAAAAGAAGCGGTATCAATACCCAAAAGCCAAAGAAAAAGGCAGAGATTGACCACATCGCAAATCTTCTTCCACGACCCATTGCAATGAGTGCCACAATGGGAACTGCAAGAACATTCATCCAACTCATACCCACTCCATCATCGGTGCAGGTTGAATGTCTTTGACTACTTGATAGAACTTGCCTGACTCGTGCAATGACCCTGCACCCACAACATATCCATTGTGCTTGATGTCAACGCCTTCACGAAGTTTGCCCTTGAATTTAGCATCGGCAGGGGCGGTGTAATACAGATGCAAGCCATCGCCTGTTGCGACTGTGAATGTGTCAAGGTTGAGACCATCGGTGGTTCCGCCATTGCGGAAGTCAATGTCAAAGACAACCAATGATGAAGGCGCACATGCAATGCCAATGTTGAGCATCGGAGCGCGAGTGAACCATTTCTCGATCTCTGCAATGTCAGTTGTTGCAGATTTGTACCCATTCTTTGCAATGGGAAAGAAGGGTGTCTTTTGATAAGGGGCAACAGGCAGGATGTGCCAACCCTTTTCGGCAAAGGCAATGGCGGTGTCGGCTTTTGTCATTTGATGTACTCCTTCAAGAAATCAACAATGACTTCAGAAACAGACTTGCCTTCTGACTTTGCCTTTGCCATCGCCCGTGCCCATAGTTGGTCACTCACGCGAACTGATCTGACTTTCTTGCCTACCATTTACAACACCACACATTCGCTCATTGAACCCCAACACCAACCGAGAAACTCTGCATTCGGTGAATCAATACCAACCCACCACAGATTTGCAGATATGTGGAAAAGCACATAAACCAAAAACACAATACCGATTGCTCTAACTTGCTTTCCGCGCTTTGTAATCATTATGCACCGACCTTCGTGCGGAGTGCAGCCATTGCATCAAAAGCATTTTTGAAAGATTGTTCAACAATTTGAAGGCTGTAATACTTTTCACCTTCATTTTTTTGAACAACAATCCAACCTGCACCAACAATGTTGCGAACTGAATACTTTTCATCAAGAGTGATGTAATTGTTTGAAGCTACTTTTACAAACTGCATTTTGAACTCCGATCTGTGGGAGCCGTTCCCCCTACAAGAAGAACTTTACGCTCATCCATACGAATGTCAATACACGACACAAAGGAGTTTTGGCGAGTCTTATTGCCCTGTGGATAAGTCTCATGCGACCATTAAGCCATCTCAAAGGAAAGGGGATAAATCATGGCTTGGATGCTATTAGTGGGCGCAATCGCCGTCACAGGGCTTGTGTGGGGGCTTCTAGTCCTTGAGGACAGGTTCACCGCACAGATTACACACTCAGAGGGCGGGTGGGGCTATTGATCAACCGCGACCCTTTATTTTCAGTTCACAACTCCCTGAATGGGGATGTGGCAATTTATCTTGAAGAGCGCGATGCAGCTCTTGATTTGGTCGAGGATGTCCTGGCAGCAGTTCCAATGGCAGATTTGGAAGCCATTGAAAACCTCATGATCACAGATTTGAAGTCATCGGATGCAGCACGGATGATGGATAAGGCGAGGTCAGCCGTTCCTGATCTAGCCATCAAACTCGCAAGCATTAGCGAAAGCGAGGCACTTACTTTGGCTGAACAACTCATCACCGCCGTGAAGTATGCACGCGCCATGCGCTCGCAGCCTCTCACGACAAAATTGGAGTTGGTGAAGTAAGTTGGCAAATCCCAATGGTCGCAAGGGCGCACTCTTTGAAACTTCAGTAATGAAGTGGCTTAGAGATCGCGGGGTCAGCGCCGAGCGACTAACAAAGGCAGGAAGCAAAGATGAAGGTGACATTGTTTGTGTCGTTGCAAATAAGACTTATATCTTTGAGTTGAAAAACCGCAAGGCGATCACACTTCCTGCCTTTTGGGATGAAGCCATCACAGAAGCAAAGAATTATGCTGTAGCTCGTGGATTGAAACAAACTCCACCTGCTTATGTCATAATAAAGCGCCGAAATGCCGGCATTGAAAAGTCATGGGTCGTTCAGGATTTAGAACAATGGCTTGGAACCAGGGATTGAATTTCACATACTTCTTCCCAACTTTACCTTTGTTGTTACAGGCAAAATGCCGTGACATCGAAAACCCCGACATTTTCTTTCCTGAAGGAAAGGTCGAAGAGGCAAACAGTCTCCCAATCGCTCGCAGTATTTGCGAAGGTTGTATAGAACGAAAGGAGTGCTTGGAATACGCACTTGCAGAAAACATCCCATTCGGGATTTGGGCAGGAACGACACCGAAGGAGCGTGGAGTTTATGTTCAAAGAAGGCGCAGGAAGTTCGGCAAAAATAACGCCGAAACCATTCGCAGACTTCATTTGCAAGGAAGAACACCAAAAGAAATCTCAGTTGCCGTGAATGTTGACCTTTCCTATGTTGGACAGGTTTTACGCAAGGCAGGGGTGAAATCAGAGGGAGAACTCCAATCACAACTCAAAACAAGAAACTCATCAGGGGGATTGCAATCATGATCAGCGTTAGCGGTTTGACATCAGTTGTTGTCAATGCTGCATTTGCGCCTCAAGTTGCCGTACCTGCTTCAATTATTTATACAGAGCGACCACCGCTTGCCCAGGTTAATCCGAAGGAAGTGGCTCGTGATTTGCTTACAACTAAGCAATACAAATGTTTTTCTCAGTTGATTGGAAAAGAATCAGCTTGGAAAGATGCAAAAAATCCAACGAGTTCAGCACAAGGCATCGGCCAATTGTTGTCCTCAACCTATCGCAACCTCGGAATGGAACATTCTGAGTCTCGTGTGTCACAACTTGTGGCCACGCTCGCCTACATCCACAGGCGGCATGTGAATCCATGCATCGCGTGGTCTCACTTCCAAAAATTCAATTGGTACTAACAAAGATTCGGGGGAATTTAAGTGACCATTGAAATCGAACATCAGCGTGTTGTCTTTGACGATGACATCGCTTCATGGCTCAAGCAATACACAGATGCATTGAGTCGCATCAAAGAATGGCAAGAAGTTGCCGACATTGCTCGTTCGCACTTGGAAAGTGCAATGGGTACGGCAGAGGTGGCAATGTATAACGGAAATGAAGTTGTCCGTTGGTCATTTGTCGAATCCAAGCGGATTGATGTCAAGAAGGCACGAGAAATCCTGCCTGATCAAGTCATTCAGCTTTTAGAAGTTCCAACAACTTCACGCAGGTTCACAATTGTCGAGAGTGGTGAGTGATGAGCATTATCACGCCCATTGCACCACTTCTTGATGAACCACCTTTCACACCATATGAAGATGACGAGGATGAGGACTAAATGACCTTTGTTGCTCCACATAAGCCGTCAAAGGTGATTGCCGATGAACTTGCCGCGATTATCGTCAAGGCAGGTCAATGGTCTCCACGGTCAAAGCAAATTGCCATCGGCCCATCAGAAATCGGGCACGAATGCTCACGCCGTCTTGCATACAAACTCCTTGATTGGGAAAAGATCAATGAGGGTGGCAATGGATCGTGGGCAGCCCAGGTTGGCACGGCAATTCATGCTTACTTGGCAGAGGTCTTTGGCAAACTCGATGGCTATGAAGTGGAGCAACGAGTGACCATTCGTTCAGGTCTATCAGGCACGATTGACTTATTTGATGTCAACCGAGGCATTGTGATGGATTGGAAAACCACATCTGCAAAGCAAATTGAAACACGCAGAAAAGAAGGCGCGAGCAAACAACAGATCATTCAGACTCAGCTTTATGGTTACGGCAAGGCGCAACAAGGCGTTGCCGTCAACCATGTGGCACTTGTGTATCTGCCAACATCGGGGTCACTCGATGAGATGCATATGGAGATGTATGAATATGATGAGCAGGTCGCACTCGATGCACTTGCTCGCATTGATAGTCTTTATGGACTGCTTTCAACAGTTGATGTTGAAGCAAATCCTGCAATGTGGTCACTTATTCCGGCAAAGAGTGATCGCCTCTGTAACTATTGCCCATATTTTTTGCCTTACAGTAAAGATTTAAGTAAGGCGTGCAACGGAGACACCGATGTGTGAATGTAATTCATGCAGTTGCGGTCTCATACCGACAAAGGCACTTTCAGATGGTGTCAAAGAATGGGTGGAAAGTAATTCACCGCAAGAGTTAGACAACAACAACAACGAAGAGGGGGAACAGTAATGTTCACAGCACCAACGCAAGGTGGCGGTGATTCAGTCAAGGTCGCAGACTTGGCAGGAAAGCTGCTTATCATCACACCGACTGAACACAAGCGAGAAATCACAACGGTTCATGGGGTCACAGATGCAGTCGAGGTCAACATTGTTGATTTAGATGGCAACGAAACACACAACAATATCTTGTTCTTTAATATCGCATTGAAGAATGCACTCAAGAATAAGATCAATCAGAAAGTTTTGGCACGAATCGGACAAGGTTCGGCAAAAGCCGGAAAATCGGCACCATGGATTCTCATTGATGCCACAGGCAATCCTGATGACTTGGCAAAGGCAAATGCATACATCGGCGGTGGCAATGCGAATGCACCTGCCACGGCGAGCGCACCTGCCGCGCCAATTGACACAAACAACCTGCCACCTGAAGTGCAAGCATTGCTTTCACAACTAGGAGCAAAGGCAGTATAAGAAACTTCCTGTGGCTTTTGCCTTTCCTTATGCCACGGGAACGAGGGATGGGATTTGCGCTTTTGGGGAAGGGCGCAGGTGAGTTCGACTCTCACCACCTCACGCAATAATTACAACGAACGGGGGAACAAGTAGATGATCATTCAAATAATCGGATTGCCTGGATCGGGCAAAACGGAATTGGCAAAAGCACTCAAAGAAAGAATAAATGCCATTCATCTCAATGCAGATGAAGTCCGAGCAACTGTCAATTCTGATTTGGGGTTTAGCCTTGAAGATAGAATTGAACAGGCAAGACGAATGGGTGAAATGTCAAGGCTCATTGCAAAGCAAGGGGTTGCATCAGTCATTGCAGATTTTGTTTGCCCAACTGATGTGACTCGCGCAGCTTTTGGCAAGCCTGACATTTTGGTGTTTATGGACACGATTTCACAAAGCAGGTTTGAAGATACCAACAGAATTTTTGATAGTCCTGAGAATGCAGATGTTTGTTTTGTCAATCACGACCTTGATGCAAATGAAAAGGCTTCCTTCATCATTGCCAAGTTCAATCTTCATGATTGGTCTGCTCCAACAACTTTGATGCTTGGAAGATACCAACCCTGGCATGAAGGTCATCATGCTCTTTACAATGAGGCGTGCAAGAGAACAGATCAAGTCCTTTTGGGTGTTCGCAATACATACAAGACAAGTGAAAAAGACCCGCTTCAATTTGATCAGGTAAAAGAATACATTGCCAAAGATGATGTGATGGTTGATGCAATGGTTTTGCGACTTCCTAACATCACCAACATTGTTTATGGTCGAGATGTTGGATACAAGATTGAACAAGTAAAGTTGGGGGATGAAATTGAAGCTGTTAGTGCTACTCAAAAGCGTAAAGAAATGGGTATTTGATTTCTTTTTTATCAACAACATTGCCGACAAAGAGGTTCAACTTTTATTGAGACAAGAACAAGATGAAAGTCAGTAAAAGTCGCTCATTTGTCAAGGCATTGTCCTATCGCATTTTTGGAACGCTTTCTTCATGGGCTGTTGTTTTTGTAATTACAGGCGAGGGAACTTTGGCAGTTTTGATTGCTTTTTGGGAAACAGTAATCAAGATTTTTATTTATTACGCACATGAGCGTGCTTGGAACTTGGTAAGTTGGGGCAGAAGGGGAAAGTAATGCCATTCTATGAATTCACCTGCGATTGTGGACACATCGCTGAAGTATTTTTTGAAATGGATGATGAAAAGCGAATCATCTGTGAAGGTTGCAAGAAGAAGTTGATGCAACGCAAGTATTCTCTTGGTGGTGCAATCTTCAAAGGTGACGGTTGGGGAAGTAAGTGACTAATTTGCTTCCAATCGCCTTGCGCTTCTTGGCACAAGGCATTGCCGTTATCCCAACCGCCAATGACGGTTCCAAGCGCCCATCTTTTGCATGGAAGCGGTTTGAGACAGAGATGCCGACAACAGATGAGTTGTTGATGTGGTTCAAAGATGGCGTTGACGGAATCGGCGTTGTCACGGGCAACATTTCCAACCTTGAGATGTTGGAGTTGGAAGGTCGCGCCGTAGCTCAAAAGATGCACATTGAGATTGGCGAGATTGCAAAGAACTCACGACTTGGTGATCTATGGAATCGTTTGAACAATGGTTATCTTGAGATGACACCATCGGGTGGGTTGCATTGGCTCTATCGGATTTCTGACGGTCAAGTGCCAGGAAACACCGTACTTGCTCGAAAAGCAGGTGAAGATGGGGGTGTCCTTGCCGAGACACGCGGAACAGGTGGCTTTTCCATCACCGCGCCGTCAGGTGGCAAGACCCACCCCAACGGTGGCAATTGGACACTCATCGGCGGTTCCATTGAGACAATCCCAACGATCACAATGGAAGAGCGCGATGCCCTTCACTCAATCTTTGCAATGTTCCATGAAATCCCACGGGTTGAAGCTGTGGCAGAGGATGTCATCACTCGCACCGATGGCATCCTGACACCGGGCGATGATTACAACGCCAAAGTCACCTGGGAAAGCATCCTTGAGCCTTTAGGGTGGACAAAGGTGTATTCAAAGGGTGATTCAATCACTTGGCGCAGACCGGGCAAGAATGAAGGTATATCTGCCACCACAAACTTCAATGGCAACGGCAAACTGTATGTGTTCTCCACATCAACCATCTTTGATGCAGAATCTTCATACTCCAAGTTCGCCGCCTACGCCAAGATTGAACACAACGGAGATTTCAAACAAGCAGCCAAAACCCTGCGCTCGCAAGGATACGGAGCAAGTAACGAGTTAAAGACCGATTGGACAGGTCTTGAAATCCACGCACCCTCAATGGTTCAGCTCCATGATGAGAATGAGGAAGTCACCACAAGTTCTTGGATTCCGCGTGAGATTTGGAATGAGGACTTTGATGAGGAACTGCCGCCCTCAATGCTTCGCCGTGAGGATGGCAATAACATCTTGTATGCAGGAAAGGTCAACGCACTCTTTGGTGAGTCTGAGTCAGGCAAGACTTGGGTGGCACTTGAGGCTGTGCGCCAAGAGTTAGCCAAAGGCAACTGTGTTTTCTATATTGACTTCGAGGACTCTGCACGAGGCATCTTCAACCGCCTTAAAACACTTCAATGCAACATGGACAACCTCAAGTCGTTCAAGTATGCCAACCCTGATGAACCTCTCGGTGATGGCATCGGAGAGATCATGAAAACAGAGATTGGCAAGTACCTGCCCACTCTCATTGTCGTGGATGGTGTCAACGCTGCGATGAACCTGCTTGGGTTGGACTTGGAAAAGAATAAGGATGCCACGACCTTTTCACTCAAAGTCTTGAAGCCGCTGAAGATATTTGGCGCAGGTATCTTGACCATTGACCATGTGACCAAGAGTAAAGACAATCGAGGAAACTATGCCATCGGCGCTCAAGCCAAGAGAGCAGATATTGATGGGGTGGCGATTGCCTGTGATGTGTCAATGCCATTTGGCAGAGGCATTGACGGTTGCCTTGACTTGAAGGTGACGAAGGATCGGCCCGGCTTTGTCCGTGCCCTGTGCCCTGATGCAAAGACACTTGGCATCGCCAATATCCGAAACGGCAAGGATGACTCCATCTCTGTCTCAATCTCAGGTGGCACCGTTGCCATCCCATCGTCTGAGTCACGGATTGAGTTGGTCTCAGCTTTTATGGAAGCACATGGTTATGAGATGGGTCTGAATGAGATCAGAGAGAAGATTCGCAAAGAGGGTCACAAGATCGGCAACACCGAGATTTCAACGGCACTCACATCCCTTGTGATGAGCCATCACCTACTGATGAGAGAGGATGGGCAGAAAAAATTGTTCAAGCATTTGAAGTCATATGTGGTCAATGATGTGCGACCTTTGGAGACTTTGCCTGTGGATAACTCTTGAGTATGCAACCGCGCCGAACCGCGCCGAACCGATCCGCTAATTTCTCGGCATACTGCCGACAACCGCGCCGACACGCCCCCTCTTTAGAGGGGCGTGGGGCGCGGTTCGGTGGCACGCTTGGGCGCGGTGAATCTCTATGAATTTCAACTTTGAACCAATAAACTGTCGAGCCTGTGGAAAACTTATTTGGCGCGGTTTATCATCGGGTGGATTTGATACCAAACTTGATACGGCTCGACTCAATGTTGCCGAAGAGATCGTGAAGATTTTGCAGGGTGCAAGAACCTATGAGTGCCACAAAACTGTTGTCTCCTTTGAGGCAGTCAGGAGAACCTCAAGCCGGATCAAGATGGGAACCCATCCCAACGCCGTCACCCTTGCCACCCACCTCTGTTCAACCATGCACCTGTTTGAGACCCCTGACATGGCACCTGCCTATTGGGGAAAGCCAAAGCCATCCAAAGAGTACGAAGGAGTTCCTTTCTGATGAAACGACTGCGACACCTATTGTGCCGAAACTTCCTATGGCGAGTGATAGACCCACAACAGAGTTTTTGGATTGTCCGATGTACCAAATGCGGCTATAGGAAAGAGATCAAATGACACACGATGAATTGATGGCGATGATAAAACCCATGACCAACAATGATGCTATCTTCATGAAGGATGCCCTTCGTGCAGTAGTGGAATTGCACCCACCTCAAGAAATTACATTACCAAATGGCTCTTGGGCTTATGGCTGCAAGGAATGCCATTCATGGACTTATCCCTGCCCAACCATTCAGGCTATTGAGAAGGAGTTGGAATGAACTGCACCATCTGCGACAAAGCAACCAAGAATGAAGGCGCGTGCCTTACCTGTGAGTTGAAGGTCAAGGCGTGCCTTGTCGAACTTCCTGCATTGCAGTATGAGGCAGGTAATCACCTGGCACCTGCTCGGACAGGATCGGGCGCGGTTAGCTCTGAGAGAAGCATCGGCATCAATGTCAATGCATTGGACTTCTCAATGGCAACTGACCTGCTCCACATCCTGCATGGCTATGAGGTGCCCATTCGGATCGGGCGTGGGCTGACACCACCTGCCTACATAGACAAAGAGCCAAGCATCGAGGCAGAGGTGGATGCCACCTGCTCGTTCCACCTGGCTCACTTGGACTACACATTGTTGCAACCGTGGGCGGTAGACTTTGCATCAGATGTCTATGGTCTCCACGCCAAAGGCAGAGCAGCAGCAAAGAAGTTCTCTGAACAAGCCCGGCGCATTCCTTGTCCTACTGATGATTGCAAACGATTTGTTGTCATAGATGTTGAGAACTTATCTGATGAGGTCTCTTGCTTCGGGTGTAAGCAATCGTGGACAGTAGCTCGATTGGTGAAGTTGGCAATGAGCAATCCGAATCGAAAGTTCTTTCTTGATGTTGAGGCAATCAGTTTGTGGCTCAAGATAAGTCAGAGAGAGATTTACAGGATTGTGAAACGCAATGACATCGAAAAGCGTGGAAGCCTTTACAACTTCGGGGATATTTTGAAAGTGGTGCAAATATGATTGATTTGACAAAGTTGGCAATTGATTATGCTACGCTTTCGCTATCAGGTTTTGCTATCCCTGCATCAGTATTTGGAACACTAGAATGCTGAAGATCATCATAAACATTGGCGATGTCGCAACTGAGTTGATGACAGATCAATCTCTCTCATTCGATGCAATTGAATCTCTATTGAACCGAGCAGTTCAAGCAACCCTTCAGTCATACCTGTCATTGCCGACTGAGGATCGCCTTGCTGCACTTGGATTGGATACTTCAGACGATGATGATGATGATGAGGAAGATGAGTGACACGACATCCAAATGTCGGCGTTGCAAATTAGATTTACCTCTTGACTCATTTCATAACGATAAGCGCACAGCAAATGGGCGATACGACATCTGCAAACAATGCAGAGTGATTCATCGCAACATCACAAACATTACAGATCAACAATATGATTCATTGCTTCAAGCACAAAACAATTCATGCGCCATCTGTGGCATACACACATCAGAGACAGAGCGCGGTCTAGTAGTTGACCACAACCATCAGACACACAAGATTCGTGGACTCTTATGCACACGATGCAATGTTGGTCTTGGTTACTATGGCGATGACACAACAAAGTTATCAATGGCAATCGAGTATCTGATCAAGACCGATGGTATTGCCTAGACCTTGCAATGGTTGTGGAGTTATCGTTCGCGCTTCACGATGTGATGCTTGCAAAAGAATACAAGAACGCAAAAGACCAAAGCGTGCAGATCGTGGATATGACAGCAAGTGGCACGAGCTATCGCGCACAATGCGAGCGCAACAACCTTTCTGCACTATCTGTCATTCAACCAAAGACTTGACTCTTGATCACATAAAACCTTTGTCACAAAATGGTTTGACAATTCCAAGCAACTTGCAAGTGTTATGCCGCAAATGCAACAGCCGAAAAGGTTCACAGTAAAAGAACCCCCCGGTGGCACATGTGGGTACGCTCACAATTTGCCAAAGAGGTGCGATAGCGTAACCCCGCGTATTCGCTTGGGCATATGCCCGCAATTTATCATAGGGGGCGTTTAATTTATATGAAGGCAAAAAAAATATGACAGGGCCAGCACCGAAACCAACTGAACTCAAGCGTGCATTGGGAAACCCAGGCAAGCGCAAACTGCCTGATGTGAGCAATGTAATCGCCCTTCCACGCATTGATGACAAGCCACCTGCACAGCTTTCAAAAGGCGCAAAGAAACTTTGGGCAGACATTCGTGCAATGGCACCGTGGATTGCAAACTCAGATGGCATCGCCTTGATTGAACTATGCGAAAAGTTTGATCGCAAAACTCAACTTGTTGAAAAGTTGAAAGAAACAGATTATGTCCTTTTCACAGACAAAGGCTATGCGTACGCAAACCCGCTTGTCGGAATGATCAGCACAACAGAGAATGAGATTTTGAAACTTCTATCTGTTCTAGGTTTGACACCTTCAGACAGAAGCAAGTTGGGGGTTGCAGAAGTTAAGGTTCGCAGTAAGTTAGACGAACTACTTTCGCAAAAGCGCAATGTCTGAGAGTTCTTGGCCACCACGATGGTTGACTGAAGTTCCACTTGAAGATCAACTTCGCGGAGACGGTGACTTGTACGCCGACTTTGCCGAAGCCGTATGTCGAGTGACAAAAGATTCAGTCGCATCGCCAGCCGGCAAACTGCTATCGCTTCGCCCGTGGCAACGCGAACTTCTTCGTCATGCACTTGCTCGCCGCGAAGATGGAAGATTTCGTCATCGCACCGCCCTTGTCGGAATGGCACGCAAGAATGGCAAGAGCGCACTTGCAGCATCAATGGGTCTTGCAGGTCTAACAGTCGGCGGCAACGGTTCAGAAATCTATTCATGTGCAGCAGATCGAGATCAAGCGCGAATTGTATTTGGCACCGCCAAGCGAATGATTGAGTTAGATCAAGAACTCTCATCAATGTTTACTCTCTACCGCGATGCAATCGAGTTCAAGGAAAAGGCATCTGTCTATCGGGTGCTATCGGCAGAGGCATACACAAAAGAAGGTTTGAACCCTTCACCGCTTGTCATCTTTGACGAGGTTCACGCACAACCAAGTTGGGATTTGTGGAACACACTTTCACTTGCAGGTGGCGCACGAGCTGATTCATTGCTCTTTGGAATTACAACGGCAGGTGTGAAAACACAAGCCAATGGTCAAGACTCACTTTGCTATTCTCTCTACCAATACGGACAGAAGATCGTCAAAGAAGAAGTTCAAGACAAATCATTTTTCTTTGCATGGTGGGAACCAACAAAGCCTGAAGGCGATCACCGTGATCAAAGTCTGTGGGCGCAAGCCAATCCTGGACTTGGCGACATCGTTGACTTAGGCGATTTTGAGAGCGCCGTGTTGCGTACCCCCGAAGCTGAGTTTAGAACCAAGCGAATCAATTGCTTTGTCAGCACTTCAGTTGCATGGTTGCCAACAGGATCATGGGAAGCAATAGAAGATAGAACAAGAGTTCCAATAGCCGGCGAAGAAGTTGTCCTTGCATTTGATGGCTCTTTCTCCAATGACTCAACTGCACTTGTTGCATGGTCACTTGGCGGAGACAAGCCACACTTGAGCGTTGTTGGGTTATGGGAAAAACCTGACGATGCAGAGCAAGGATGGTATGTACCAATTGCAGAAGTTGAACAGACGATCATCGGCTTTGCCCGTGATACTCGATTTGATGTGCGCGAGATTGTTTTCGACCCTGCCCGATGGAACCGAACCTTTATGGTTCTTGATGAAGAAGGACTCCCCGTTCTCGCCTACCCCAACAGCGCAGAGCGAATGGTTCCTGCAACACAAAAATTCTATGAAGGCGTTGTCAATCAATCATTCACTCATGATGGGGATGAGCGCCTTGCAAGGCACATTGCAAACTGTGTCACGAAACAATCATCACGAGGCGTGATGGTGGCAAAGGCAAGTTCTCGCCGCAAGGTGGATGCCGCCGTTGCTTCAATCTTTGGTTATGACAGAGCCACCCAACCTGCTCCACCAAAGCCACCCACCGCACGATACTTTTCGATTCAAGTCTAAGGAGAGCAATGAACTTCTTGAAGAAGATTGATTATGCACTCATCATTGAGGTCATCGGTGTCTCTTTGGTAACAAGTGGACTGTGGATGCTTTCAGTACCCGTTGCGCTCATTGCGCTCGGCGGATTTCTAGTATGGGCAACAGAGAAGGTTGACAAATGAGTTTGAGTAAGAGACTGCGCGGAGCAGGAGAGAAGCGAACCAACAACAGTCAATGGGTTGAACCGTTGATCCCTGGTCGCCCTGCATACATGGCACCTTCAGGAATTGATGTCAATGCCAACAGCGCAATCCGCATGTCAACAGTTTATGCTTGCGTACGCCTTCTCGGTGACACAATCAGCTCGCTACCACTTGGCGCATATG